ATTCCTTTTCCTGATTGCCCAATCTTACTTTGATGACAGAACCATCGGATAACAAACGTTTAATAAGTTCATCAACATCCCTTCCTTTCATAAAACCCTCCTATCCTTTAAAAATTATTTAAAAATTTTTAAGATTTTTTATAAATTATTCTAACTACAGTATTATCTTCAAGCGGATTATCATTTGCATCTAAAATCTCTATATAATATTTTGGAGTTGCATCAGCGGTTGCTTTAAGAGACCAACCACCTTTTCCTGCTACATAAGGCTCTATAACATTACCTTCGCCTGCTTCCACCTGAAAGATTTCATCTTCAGTTGAAACAGGAACATAGAATGTATTGTCCTGTTCATTTGTTCCAGCAGAAGGGCTTGAGTTTTGCACATACTGAACAATGCTTGCCTTGCCATCAAAAGATGCCGCCATATCACAAGCACCTTCAAGAGTTACTGTAGTATTTGCGCCAACAGACATTGGTGTTGAAGCAGTTCTTGCTTTAAAACCAGAAACAACCTTTGTAAGATTTATATCACCGGTATCTGGGTCACGAAAATAACAAATTGCATTTGTTTTCTTAAAGTCAATTACATTAATCCTTTTGATGGATTCGGGTTTCTGACCAGACAATGGTGCCGGTTTTTCTTCTGTGGTATTAAAAGACTGTGCTCCACGAACTTGCATAAATGACTGCTCATTATTATTTGCAGTCGGATCTGCATTTGGGTCAACACAAACCCATACTTCAATTTCTTTACCACGATATGCAGGAACTTGCTGATTTGGATTTAATGGCATATTTACCTCCTTATGATATTATTTTTGCTGTGAAATAAACACTTGCCGCATACTTTCTTTCACCTTGCTCTGTAATATATACATTAATTCTTTGCGAAATATCCTCAAAACTTATTCTATTATATGCTAAAATGGTGACACTTTCAAAATCATATAATGGTATTGTTGTTGACAAAAATTCTTTTAATTCCGACAACAGCCTATCCCTTTGAAAAAAATCTTTAGCAAATACACCGAATTCAAAATCTATTAAATATGAACTAAAACCTAATTCTTCTTCATCTTCAAAAGCATCAGTAAAATCAATAGATATGCTTGGCAAATGTATATCTTCAATATTATCAGGATATCTATGTAATAATTCAATTTCATTTTCATTATTGCCAATTGTATATCCCTTATTGATTAAGAAATTTTTTAATTCTTCATAGATACTTCTTTTAATATTAAATATATTTTCTGACATATTAAATTTTATAACCTCTTTCTTGAAAATATTTTTTAATGATATTAAAAGCACGGTTTTCAATACTCACTCTTGCACTATATGGTTTATAAATTCTTATTACGCCAGGTCTTCCAATAAAATATTTAGTCATCTTTCTTGCATCTGTAATACCTTTTAAAATTTCATGCAAAAATTTTTCAAGGTCGCTTACAAAATTTTTCTTGAATTTATTAATAGCCTTTGTAAAGAATAATAATTTTCGTGTGTTTTTATATCTTCCCTTATGTCTTACATAATCTAATACTATACCTCTATATTTCTTATACTGTTCCTTCCTTCTCTTTTTAAATTTTTCCCTGGATATACTCGATTTAAAATTTCGTGCCAATCTATCGCCTCTTATCCAGGCTTTTTTAATTGCTGGAGCCTGCGAGTAAATATAATATTTTTCAAAATATTCTTGTGGAATCCTTATTGCCAAAGCATTTTTTGGGCTAATAAAGTAAGATGAGCGTCTTTGTAACCTTTCAACTATTGGCAGATATTCTCCAACTGTCTTGGGCCCAAATTTTCTAGGTTGAACTATATTACCCAGCACATGCCTTACAGATCTTCGTCTTAATGCTGATTTTGTAGGAATTTCGAAATACAAAGTTGAAGTGCCTTTAGATTTAACTTTTGAAGGGACAAATGCACTTACTAATGCTCCGGTTGAATGATAATAACCCGAAAATCTATTTAGAATATCCCAATACAAATTAGAAGATTCAACTTCCAAAAATTCTTTAAAAATTTCTTTATTATATTTAATGAAAGCGTAACCAAAAGACCAACTTTCAGGAACTTTTATTTCAAATCTTGTTACAACCATTTTCTTTAACCTTTTCTAAATCAATTATAGCTTTTTTTGGCACAATCTCTAATTCAGATATTATAATTTCTAATAATCTGATTAAATCGTTTCCCTTATCTAATATATTCTTCCTGATGCAATAATAACCGTCTTTCTCTATAAAAAATTTATCATCAATATTATATTTCTTTGTAATATTTTCTACATCTTTTAATGTTTCGGACAAAAAATGCTTAATTTTTGTTGAAAGATAGTTTGAAATTCTTTCTTCAATTTTCATAATTCTTCCTTTCTTGTGCAATGAACTATTACCAAAGTTCCTAATTCAGAAATTGATGTATTTTTTGCTATATAATTATTATTTCTAATTATAATTTTATATTGTTTTTTAACAGCTTCATCATAAATGTCTTTATCAGTATATTTCGCTTGCAAAATATAATCGCCAGTTTTAAGATTCCCAAAAGGCAGTATATCTAATTCTTCCTCAGTTAGACATTTTGCTAAAGCTCTTGATGTTATGTCCTCAGTTGTAATTATGTAGCCCTTTCCACCGCAAGTTGGACAATTTTTATTAGTTGATGTCTTATAAAATTCATCCCAACAATCTGGACATGGCGTTTTTGTTTCTTTTTTAATAATTACATCAATTCCAAAATCCTCACGAATTTTATCTTCTTTAAAAATTATATGGTTGATTTTGTTTTTAATTATAGACATTACACCGCTTCAAATGATACTGTGCTTCTTAATAAATTTAAATGCTTTTCAATTCTACTTTTATATTCTTGAATAATTTGGTCATAGGGTTTATTTTTAAATTTTATAGTATAAGAACCAAATTTTTCTTCTGTTGCACCTTCAGATACAACAGCACCATAAGCAGTAAAACATCTTATACAGACCCTATCTCTAATTATAGCAGTAATTAGAGCGTATTTTGCATCTCTATAATAATATTTCACAACAACGTTTTGGACACCGGCATTAAAATCCTCGCTATAATAAATAGCTCCAATAGTATCGTAAATTTTAATATCTTTTAAAGGAATTTCTGTATCATCAACAGTGACAGATTCAATACCTGAAATATTTAAATTACGCAAAAAAAGATATGGCTTATTATTGCCGTCCAGAACTTCTTCAACATAATAAGTATCAGTAGGTGTGCTTGATAGATTTAATTTGAATTCAACCTGTGCTCTATAAGTTTCTTCATCTATAAAATCTTGAATAAGTGAATCTGTAAGTAAATCGGTATCAGTGATACCGGTTTCCTGACGAATTCTATCAACAGTAATCATTACAAAAAAGGTGCTTGGGAGTAAATCGCTTGACGATTACTCCCAAGCAAAATAAACAACCTGCGAATAATAATTTTAATTATTACGCAGGATTGCCAACGTTAATTATAGCTCTCTGCAACTCTGCGGCTTTAACCGCAAGAGCAAGATATTCATTAATTCTAAATGCTGTTGAATCAGTAGGAGCCTCAACCGGTGTATATTTCACATCCCGGACAGTCGGTCTCTTTATATATCTTGTATCAAGAACAAGGATGGTTCTGTAAGTTGGAGTTGCCGCATCAGGATCACCGGGAATATATGGATTGATAGAAATTCTTATATTATCATACTTGGGTATAGAGTGATCCTTGCCAATATCAGCCCAATCAAGTCTGTATGTATCTTTGCAGAGTTTCTTTAAGTAAGAATAATCCTTTGGATGCATTATAATAAGATTGGGCACTCCGCCTGCGGCGCGCACTTCCTCAATTGCTTCATCAAGCAAATCAAGAGTGAAAGCTTTATTTTCTGCATCCAGGGTGTATGTGCACTGCTTGATAAGCCCATCATATTCTTTTGGGTTTGTAGCAGAATCACCCTGAATATCAAGTCTAGCCTCTTCATTAGCAAGAGCTACTGTTGCAGAATTAACTTCTTCCTGAAGTGCATTGATAAAGTCAACAGAGGTTGCTTTAAGAAGATTTGAAACAGCACCCTCAGCCTTGATCATCTTTATCTGAACATTTCTTCTTTCATAATCGCTCTGCGTCCCATTAAAAGTATCATTCTCATCATAAGCCTGGGCAGAAACCAGTCCCTTTCTTACCACCCAAGAATAAACAAGTGTGCTCCAAGGCATGGGCGGAATAAGAACTCTTAACTCATTTGTTTTTTTAACAACATCCACAAGCTCTTTGTCTAATTTTTCCGGGATTACATCTGCCCCTGTGCTTGTGTCAAGTGCTTTTTTAATGTCTATCATGATTTCCTCCTTTAAATAATTTTATAATTTGTGAATTGCTCTCAAATATTCACCAATTTTTGATTCTGAATCCGAATTTTCAGAATCTCTTTTTTCAATCAACTGTTTGGATTCCAAAACTTCATTGCGAACTTCTTTAATTGCTTTTTGCAGTGTCTGAATTTCATCGTTAAATTTTTTAATAACTTCTGTAAACTCACTGTTGTCTGCCTTTTTCTCAACTTTTTCATCTTTTCCTTCTTCCTTGTTGTCTTCCTCTTTGCTATCCTCTTCCTTGTTGTCTTCTTCTTTACTGTCTTCTTTTTTTCCATCTTCTTTCTCTGATTTTTCAACTTTTTCCTCTGATGCATCTTCAGATTTTTCTTCTTTTTTATCTTCCTCTTTTTTAACCTCATCTTTCTTTTCATCACTTTTGTCTTCCTTTTTTTCAACCTTATCTTCTGCTGTCTCAGCATCTTCCTCTTTTTCATTCTGTTCACTTTTTTCCTCTTTTTTACCATAACCATAATAACCAATCAAAGCTGATAAGGTTTCTACAACATCTTTAATTTTTGCAGAAATTTTCTCATCACTAATTTCTGCAATTAAATCATTAAGAACTTTAATTGCATCTTTGATGTCATCCACAACTTTTTTAGGAAGACCATAAACACCATAATAAGTTTCATCTTTTTTAGCAAGCAAACTTGCAAGGGCACTTATGATTTTTTTAATCTTATCAGCAGTTTCCTCATTTATAATTTTGCCCTCATTTTGTTCTAAAATTTTTGCATCCTCTTCACTAATAAGTCCCTGTTTAACGAGTTCATTAAGTTCCATACTGACCCCCTTTCTTAAAAAAAATACTCGTCCATTAGCAGGTCTATCAACCAAACTAATGGCATAAACTATTAAATCTACAAGATTTGGTTTAATTTTATTTTCTTTCATATCTATAAAATACTATAATGGTGACACTTTTTTAGATTCTTGTTGCATAACCTTCAATAGAAAAACCATTTAATTTACCAGAAATTATATCATCCCAAATTTGAGAATCTAATACTTTTACTGCTAAAACCCAAGAACCTTTCTTAATTCCGTATTCTGGTATATCTTGTAATGCAATATAATTTTCAACAACCGGGCATCTATCTGTATAATTATTATTTTCATGCATTAAATTAATGATTCCTTTATTAATCATAAAATTATGACAGGCTTCTTCAATTGTTTTTTCATCTATAATATCGCCCTGCAAATCTTCTGTATAAGGTTCTAAAACTATACCATAAACTATTCTTTTTTCATGATCAATTTTTTTGATTGGCATAAATTTTTTACTATCCATCTGTTGTTTCTTTGGTTTTTTTAATAACCATTGTCCTATACTTGGAACATAAACCCAAATCCATCTGCCTGTTAATGGATCATCTTTGCCAAAATCCCACCAAAATTCTTTATAATGTTTATCTTGAACACCTGCAAACCATTTAAATTTCTTTCTTATTTTAAATCTTGCATATTGTTTTTTTGTTGCACCAGGAAGTCCGGGTTTCACAATATAGGGCTTTTTATCACCAATTTTCATCCAAAATAATGAACCGCGTATTACAATATCCTCTCTGCCTTCAGGTACTTCACCCTTTCTTGGCTGTTTTACATTCGCCATCATATCTGTTGTTTCATCTTTTAAAAGAAACTTATTGTTTTTAAATTGGTTCCCGGGAGTGAAACATTCTCCCCCTTCCCAGTAATCCTTTTTATCTGGTCTCATTCTGATATCTGTATGGATGCTTACAGGTTCAATTTTTGCAATTAACTTTCTTTCTTCCAGTGTTAGTTTTGATTTATCTAATTTTTTAATTAACTTGCTTAATGCAGATGAATCTTCCTTCCTTGCAAGTTCAATTTCCTTACTGATATCTTTCTTAAAAATCTTTTTTAATTTTGCTAACTGTTTTTTTGTTATACGAATAGCCTTCCAACCAAAAGGTGTTGTATATTTTATTTGGTCTTCAGTTAAGCCGCGTTCATGAGTCTGTAGTATTCCTGTGCCGGAGTCACCTTCTTTAAATGACCAATTTGATTCAATTTTTACAATAGGTCTTTCTTTATAATTTACTTGTAAGACATTGTTCTTTTTTGCTTCTACTATAATTTGTTCAATAGTCATTGCATTTTTTGCGATTTTGTTTACTCTTGGTGCAACAAAACTTAGATTTATTACTTTGCCATTTTTAATTATAGGTATAACTTCTTCAACTAATAATGTTAAAAATTTGCCTTTTTTGGCATTAATCTTTGTATTAAAAGTCTTTCCGATAACATCACTGTCTTTCGCCCTTACTTCATAATTAAAAACATCTTTTGCACCCTTAACTTCAAATTTATCAGTTATTTCTACATTTACAGATGCTACATTCTTAATCTTTGTCCAATCCGGTGTTCTTGGTATTAATTTATATTCAGTATCCAATTTAATCATTACGCCTTCACTACCCTGTCTGTCTCTAAAATCCTTAACTGCTTTTTCAAATTCCTTATAATTATCAACCCACTTATATTCACCTAATTTAAAAATATGAAAATCATATTTTGCAAAAAAGTCAGCAAGCTTCTTTCTTCTCTCACTGTATTTTAATTTTTTAATATCTTCATTTAAATATATACAATCAAATACATAAGCAACAAGAGTTCCTTCAATATCATTTGGTGTTTTAAAATTTAAAGGTATATTTTTTGAACTTGTAAAAAATGCTAAATCCTTTCTTGGCAAAAATTTACCATCTTTATCAACTGCACACAAACATAAATCCAAAACAACATCTTCTTTAATAGACTTAACTTCTTCTAATAAATCTGGATAATGTTTTATTAGATTTCTCTTTGTATCTTCAAAATAAAATTCAATCTTATCCTTTTTCTTTTCAAGTATAGCACGATAACCATTATATTTAAACTCTACGCTAACTCGCCTTCCCTTAACCCAAGTGTCATAAATATCCTTTAATTCTTCATTTCTTGTAAAACCCATTGCTGGTTTAGGCGGCTGAAAAACTTTCAATACATTTTCATCTGATTTTATTACTAACAATTTTACATAACCATGTAGATTATTATTGATTTTTTTCATAGATAGAATTTCAAATTTGGGATAAATGTTGTTTTCTTTTCTAAAATCATCATTTGACCACCAATAAAAAGTTTCAAGGTTCCAATGAGTCTTATGGTCTGGATGAGCAAAATCCCCTATAGAGCCAGCGATAGGAAAGGTTAATTCAACAATTGCACCATCCTTACAAACTCTATAAATTTCATTCATTATCTTTATCTTATCTGATATATGTTCAATAAAATGTTCTGCCTTTAATCTAATCACTGAATCATTTTTTAATGGAATGCCATTTTCTAAGTCAAAAATCTTATCTACACAAGGGTAAGGATATTTATCAATACCAAAATAACCCGGAGTTTTTGAATCGCCACAACCTAATTCAACATACATTCCATCTTCAATATTATATTTTAAGAAATCATTATGTTCCAAGCCCTGTTCTTTCATCATTTTCACCAATAAAGCGTGTTCAATTATCAATCTTTGTATTTCAATCTTATCTTTAACTCTCTTTGTAATTTCATGTATAATATCGTGGTATTGTAATAAGGCATTTGATTTTATAATTGTTCTTTTTTCTTTATTGACATCAACAACTTCAAGTTGCTTTCTTTTTCTTAAAACTAAATCATAAACAGGAACATAATTATCGTGTGCACCTTGTGGATTAGCAATATAATGATTAGCCTTATCGCCGCCCTTTATATGTTTATTCATTAAAGTAATTAAATTGCTATCGTTTTTATCTAATCTATAAACCCAATCGTAATCGTGTGGATTATCAGAAGTTACAGCAGAACCTGTTAAACTAAAAAATTCGGGTATATAAACAATCTCATCGGGTAAATTTTCTAAAACTTTTTTTATTTTTTCGTCCATCTGAATAAAATAAATTTATTGTTTTCAGGATTCTTACACACAATTCCTTTGCAAATAAATTTAAAATTTGAATAAACGTCTATAAATTCTTCTTCAGTCAATTTCTCTAATACATAATCCAATTCTATTTGATTGTTTTTCAGCAATTCCTTGCTTTCTTTATCAGATATTTCAATCTTTTTCATTTTTATTTTGTTCTGCTTTTTGAGGATTCAAAATTGCACTATTAGCATCAGACCAAGGTATAATTGGTTTATCTCCCCAATCAACCGGCGATAAACCTTGTTCCTGTCTGATTTCATTAATGCTTTTCACTTGATTTTTCAAATAAATAGCATCAACTGTTGCCTGGTCTTTCTTATCAACAGTATCTAATGCTTCAAATTCAAAACTAAGCCCTAATGCTTTTAAAGTCTTTCTTAATATTCTTTTATTAATTTTATTAGCTATAATTTTTTGAAAAGGAGTAAGGGCAAGAACTTTAAAAATAAAAAATTGTGTCGCCAAATCTCGCATATCTTTTCCAACCAGACCGGGTGGTATCAAATAAGTTGCTAATAATTTTTGCTGAACTCTATCATCAAGTGTTGAAAATTCCATATCTTTATTTGGAACCGATATTGGCTCAACCTTAATCTTTCCATTAGTTATTAAATTTTTGTGTGGTTGTCCTTTTAATTCTTGCTCAAGTTTAAGTTTAAATTTTTTTAGTTCTTCTGGCGTTGCATTTTCAAGATTAATATGTAAGCGTGGGGTCCCGTGACCTGTAAAAAAATCTGCTGTATAATTTGTTAATTGAATCGATGTTGCTACAGAATTTTTTGCCGCAATAGTTCTTGGTTCAGGTAAGTAACCAGTCTTGTATCCTCTTACAAACACAACCAATTCATCAAATTTAAAATTGACTTCCTGACTATCCTTAACTTGCTTAAAACCAATTAATCTTCCATTTTCATCTCTCCATTCCTTCATATATTTTGCAGGCAGATGATAATATTTCACAGGTTGAACGATATCTTCAATCCTTATATTTGGGTCATTGACTTGTTTTTCAAATTCTTTAAGAGCGGACTTGCTCTTTCTTTCTTCCAAAAATGCATAATTAAAGATTAATAAATCATAGGCTATATCCTGCAAGATATCAAGAAATGTATCGTCATCATTTATATTGAAAAATATTTCTTCACCAATTTTTTTCTTTCTCTCATCATTACCCTTAAGTTTGTAGCCTGATGTAATACAACCATTTACTAAAATATCAATGGCGGTGGAAATATTTTCTTCAGCGAAATAAAATTTTTCATAATCATCAACTGTAAGTTTACTATGTGTTTCAGTATAACCAAAACTTGATATATCTGGCGTATATCTTTTCTTAAAAAAACTAAACATATTATAGCTCCTATATATAACTATTTTGGTGACACTTTAAAAATCTGCACAAACTATATCATACTGGTATTTATAATTTTTTGAATACAATAAATCGCAGATTGCAAAAATTCTTAACATATCAGTATTATGATCAATACCTGAATAAACATGGTTGCCATGTGTAGTAATATTTTGTGTAGTATTTCTTAATTCATTTTGAATTTGTTCATCAGACTGAGGTATAAATAATTTTTGATTTTTAAAATATTCATTTAATTTTACAGTTGAATAATATTTAACTCTTTCTTTGATAGCCTTGCCATCTGAATCCTGACCAATTACAATAGAAGATCCAAAATTTACAGGAATTAAATTATAATTTCTTGAACGTTTATTTAGCATAAGGTAGATTGCTTTGCCAATATTACCTGAATCTAATGCAACGATTTTTGCTTTATAGACATTAGCCAAATAATCCAATATTCTTGCTTGATTTTCTGTATCAATAGAATGCAAGATTAATTTTTGAAATAAATAAAAATTTTCATCCTGTTTATAAAAAATTCCTATAATTGTTGGGTCTGGGTTATACCCAATATCTGCTGTAATTCTAATTTCGTCAACCTGAAACAAGGGAACAAATAAATCCAAATCATCAAGGCTTGAAGGGAAGGATTCATCATCAAGAATAATAATCTTATATTCAGGTTCTTCATATAAACATCTGCCCCACCATCTTTCAGGAAACACAACTTCTTGAGGAAGACCCCACAGCCCTAAAATTTGGTTAGTGTAAGCCTGTGAATTTCTACCACCAAGGATTAAAGCCATCCTATCATCATCTTCCTGTGTATAATTTTCATCTACAAATTTGTTGACATTATAATTTGAAAATTCTGAATCTTTCTTTGCCTTATAAAGATAGGATTTTCTAATGCCATTGGGGACACCAAAAATCTTTAACTTTCTGCCTTGATTTAAACAACCCTGCAATTCATTAGTTTCAGCAGGAAAGAATAATTGAGCTTCATCTATCCAGGCAAAATCAACGTGCAAGGATAGCAGGGACTGACCGGAAGAAGCCGATGCCACACGTCCATGAAGAATAAATCCATTTTTAAAACTAATCAAATAGTCTGGGGAACGAGCACATCTTTGAAGGTATTGTCCGGCATTAAATTTTGAGTGAAGGATTGAAATTATTTTATCCCAAGTTCCAGAAATGTGTGCATTATAAGGTGTGGTTAGCAAACCCTCTTTTTTTGGATTAGTCAACGCTGTAGAAATTATATCAGTAATCAAGGTCATTGTTTTCCCAACGCCTCTTGCACAATCTACAGAAATATTATCTGAAGGATCAAGCAAGATTTTTTTTTGAAATTCTCTGATTCTCATTTCATGGATAAATTCAAAAAAAGCTGGCTTATATAAGACAGTTTGTATAAACTTTAACTCTTTCTTATTGATTTTATCAATCATAAAATTTTAATTTTTTAATAACTTCTTCAACCGAACTTGCGAAAAAAGCGATACCATTATTCATATTGATTAATTTAAGGAATTTTTTTTGATCATTAATGTGTTTGAGTTTGCTATTAGGTATTTTATTTTTTTTTATTTTTTCTAATTCTTCTGGCGTTTTAACTTCAATTTCAAGCCTTCTTCCATCAGGTAAGATTCCTGTAATATCTGCCTGACCTTTGATACCATAAGTTACATAGTAAGTCTTATTTTTATAAGTTTTTTTTAAAGCACCTACATTATTAACCCAACAAAAAATTCCACGATAACGAAGATAATCCAAAATCTGTTTTTTAATATCCTGCTCTTTAACCTTCATCTTTATTTTCTTTAGCTTCCTGATAAATATGAAAGATGTGTTTGCATTTTGGGCACATAACTTCAAACTTATCCAAATTCTCTTCTCTATATTCCAAAAATTTCTCAAAAATCTCATTAAACTTATCTAATGGCGAAGACATTCCCTGGCTCTGCCTTTGTTCTCTTGT